GGGCCCACTCATCGACGTAGTTTCCGCCGTCAACATTCGGCATCCCGATTCCGCCGCGGGTGTTGATCGTGCATGGCATCTGGAACGTTGATGACTGGCGTGGCACGATGTCGCCCGGCACTCGCACCACCACCGACCCATCGCCCACGGTCAGCAGGGTCGACAGCCGCGCGTCGATCACCACCAGGTCACCGGTGGCCGTGCCGCTGCGCACCTCCCATCCGCTCACCGGGTCCATTCGCACTTCCCACCGCTGCCGCGTCGGGAACTCCAGCCTCAGGAATCCGAACTGAGCCTGCTGGGTGCTGCCGGCCGCGCCGAACAGCTGCGGCAGGGTTGACCAGCTGCTGCTGCTGCCGGCGATCCGGTAGCGCACCCGCCAGAACGAATATCGGGTCTCGGTCTGCGTGATCGTCCCGCTCTGGTAGATCGTCACCCGCAGGATCTGATTTGGCGGCAGGTAGCTCAGGTTCATGTAGTCGCATGCCCGGCCATCGACCTCCGCATAGGGCAGCGCGTCGCGGAAGTTCATCAACCCGCCGACCCTGATGCCAACCGTTGAGCGGATCCCGATCTCGATCACCTGCGCCGGCTGCGGCACCGCCACGGTCGCCCGGGCCATCCGCAGCACGTGCGGAGCCGCGGTCCCCGATCTGGTGCCACCAGTGCCAGGGAAGTCGGCCGCGCCGGCCTCCACCACCTTGAACGTGGCCGTCACGCTCACCCCGCCGCCGATCGGCTGCTGATCCACGTCAGACCGGAACGTGTCGTCCGATGGGCTCCTGGCGCTGCAGACGCACACCGCCGACCCGATCCGGTACAGCTCCCCAACGATCAGCGCATCGTCCCAGCCGCGCTGGCGGCCGGCGACCGCTGAGCCGATGTCGCCCCGCGACTCGCTGTAGTCCCCAGACCCGAACGTCAGCGCCGCCTCGGTGCTGGCATCCAGCAGCAGGTCCAGCTCGTCATCAACCACCAGGGCGTTGTCAACCACTGGGCTGCCGCCGCGGCGATGGGCGGTCAGGCCGCAGCGGCTGGCGCTGATCGCATCGTCCTTCGCCCGCTGCGCCGTCGCGGCATTGTCGCGGCTGCAGACGATCAGCCCATAGCCCTGCTCCGTCAAGGCCTTGTCCCGCGGCGTCTGGACATTCGCCTGGGTGATCGGCCTGATGCTCGGGTTCACCCGGTACGCCAGTCCGTTGCCGATCGGGCTGTAGACCCCGAACGTGGTCTGGGTGGAGGGGGTGTAGGTGTAGCACGTCGCCGGGACCCACTCGTTGTTCAGTCCCCGCACCTGAAACACGTCGCCCGCCCCGGCCGCCTCGGCATTGCCCGGATCGTTCGCCGCCAGCCGCCCGGCGATGCGGTCGCTCGCGCGTATTCGTCCCCCGCCAGGGCGGTGGTAGAGGGTCACCCGGGCCGACTGCTCACCGGCCGCCCCCAGGTCGTAGGCGGACAGGAGGTTCTCCCCAAATGCGAACTGCTGCGGGTCGATGCCCGTCACCGAGGCCTCGCCGACCAGGTAGACGGCTCTCAACATCTGGCTGCCGCCCAGGCTCACCATCTGGGACCACAGCAGGGGGCAGTTCACCCTGACGCCCCCGTAGGTCACGCCGTCGATCGTCTCGCGGTGGGCCCACACCACCGGCACCGTGGCGCCCAGCTCAACCGTATCCTGGCTGCTGCTGATCCCCGCCTTCGGCGCGAACTCGGTGCGACTGACCAGCTGCTGGCCCTGCTGCTGCTCCTGCCGCAACTCGCCGGGGCGAGCCCGGCTGGGCTGCTTCAGCCGAGGGCGTGGGGTCAGCAGGTAGGACGCTGCCGTAAGCGCAGCTGTGATTGCCAGGTTGATCAGGATCGGGATCAGCAGGACCGCCTGAGGCCCTTGCGCCGGCCGCTGGCGGCTCCTGCGCTCGGCCTCCAGCTGGAACCGCCGATACTGCGCCTCCGTCAGGCCCAGGGCGGCCATGATCTGCCGATCGATCGGCAGCAGCAGTCGTTGGCGGCGCTTCCCGAGCATCAGAACCTCGCGTCTCCCGTGGGCGGCAGGGCGCCGACCATCGCCTGGGTCAGCACCCGTCGCGGCCAGTCGCCGCCGATCGCATCCAACGGGCTGCCCAGGGTCAGGCTTACCTGCTGCAGGTCATGGGTGTAGCCGGTCACGGCGTAGGTGTCGATCATCTGGACTCCGGTTTCGTCCAGCGTCTCAGGATCAAGCCAGACCGTGCGCACCCTGGCGATCCACAGATCATCCGCCGCTTGCTTCCAGATGTTCAGACCCAGCGTGTTCGCGTGAAACGCCAGCACCGCCTCGGCATTCGGGAATCCCAGGTCGATCGTCGCACCGGAGTATTGGAACCCCGCGAACAGATAGTCCACCCCCTCGTAGGTCCGCGTCTCGCCGACGTGGAACTGCTGGAACGCATAGCCGGTGGGCGCCCCGTCTCGGGTCAGGAACTGCAGGTAGACGCCCTCTGCGATGTCGTGGTCCATCAGATCCCCACCGACCGCCGGGCCGCCGGGCTGCCCTGGAGGGCCCGCTGCTGCCGGGCCGTGCTGCGGGTCGCCGCCGCCTGGGCCAGCGCCTGCGCCTGCTCTGCGGTGACGTAGTCCACCGAGTTGATCCGGGTGGTCTCGATCTGGATGCGCATGGTGCCGTCAGGTCCAGCGGCGGAAACGGTGGCGGCACGGACCGCAGACTCCTGCCGGGCCGTCTCGACCAGCCGCTGCACCACCGCATCGGTCTGCTCAAACGACCCGCCGGTGCCCGGGGCGCCAGGGATGCCCGGATACTGCCGCAAGGCCACCGGGATCCGCCGGCCATCGGGAAGCGGCACAAACGCCTCGGGGGTGGCCCCCTCCCCGTAGATCGCCGCCTGCGGGGCCGTGGCGATCCCGCCTCGCGCGTAACGCCGCAGCGGCACCGCACCCTGGGGCGTCATGATGCCGCCGGTGGCGAACTCCGGAACGAATCCAGCGGGGAAGTCTGGGCTGCTGAACGTTGAGTCTAGCGGCATGTTTGAGCCCTGGGGCAAGGTGCCGATGCCTAGGAATCCAGCGCTGCCATAGCCTGGAACGTTTTGAGCCGGCTTTGGCGCAGGACTGATCATTCCGGTGACCGCTTTGGTGATCGTATTGATCACAGCAATCTCAATCAGTTGCTTGGCGATGTCTCGAAGGACACCGCTCGCAATCTCAGACAGGCTGCGCTTCCAGTCCTCTGATCCCTGAATCGCCAGATCAAACGCCTGCGAGAATCCCTGGCCGATGGTTGACGCGATACCCTCGGCCATGTTGCGCTGGCGCTCCATCGCATCGGCCTGTTTTTGCAGCTCGCCGCTGATGCTCGATTGCATGATGGAGTTGGTGGTTGAGAAGTCCATCAGCTCTGCATTGCGGGCCTGCTCAAGCGCAGCTTGATCCTGATACAGCTTGTTCAGCGCGTTCTTTTTCTTCAGCTCGCCATCTGCAACCGCAAGCGCTGCCGCGTCCTCGGTCAGAGCCTCAGCTTTTGCTTTCGCCGTGTCTCGTTCGATGTCAAGAATGTTATTGGCGAACTCCTCCAGCAGTCGTTGGCCTTCCGTCATGACCCCGAGCAATCTTGCCTGATCTTTAGTTGCCTGCAGGCTTGCGAAATAGGAGCCCTCTTGTTGCTGTGCTTGTTCGGTTAGTTTCCTATTGCGGTCGATTGTGTCTTTCTGTTCTTTGGCGCGTTGTTCGGCGAGTTTTTGCTGCTCTTGGGCCAGCCTTTGCGCTGCATCATAAGATTCATTAAGTGCCTTTTGCTGCTCATCTAGCCGTTGACTCTCTTTCCCGGTTGTAACGTCTCGAAGATGTCCAATCTCGAATGAGCCACCAGGCCCGCTAATCCGCATGCCTCGGCCTAATGTTCCTTGAATGCCAAGATCTGTTCCGCTGTATCCAGGCTTCAACGTGAATCGGCTTGCTGCCATTGGAAAATCAAGCCCCGGATAACCGTGCCCCGCAAATCGGCGACCGCCAACCTGTGGGGTTTGAGCGCCAAAGTCGATGGCCTTGTAGACCAGCTGAATAGCCTGCGCTTCAGTTATTCCAGGCCCGAACTGTGCGTGAAGATGTGCGCCTGTTGACCTTCCTCTGCTCGGACCAGGTTGGTCGCCTCCCGTCACGCCGCCGAGCACGACGATTTTGTCTTTCCCCGCCCCTGCCTGGCCCGCCGCGTTATTCCTTCGCTCTGTTTCTGATCTTGCTTTAGCTTGATCGGCGAGATTCTCTTGCGTCAGGCTCGTAACCATGCGCCCGGTAATCATGTCGAATGTTCCCACTCCAGGCACGGAGTAGGTTCTCTTGGCTTCAGGGATTCCGGCTTTGGTCAGCTTCTCGGCGCTAGTGCTGAGGTCAACTCCGCCAGTTTGCTTGTTAATCAAGCTGACAATGCTCAGTACCTGGCTGAGGCCGGGAATCATGTTTGTAGCGATGCGCTTGCTAACACTGTCGACCCAGTTGCTGAACCCGGATGTCTTTGCCATATCATTCAGACCCTTGAACTGACTGACGATAGGAGATATGGCCGGCTGCAACTTCTTAAAGTTCTCAAGACCTGCGCCAAATCTTTCAACCGCAGTAGTTGCGCCTTTGATTGCATCAATCAGTACTCGTATCGCGCCAACAACAACCGGACCGCCGATCTTGCTTAACTCCGCCCCTAAATCCACCGCCGCATTCTTCATGTCAATCATCGCCTGCTCTGCCGTGTTAAATTGCGCATTCAACTTCCCGAGCTGTTCTTCCTTCAGCCTTCCCATCGCGCGGATCACGACATCAGTCGTGACTTTCCCTTCAGCCGCAAGGTTCTTGAGATTCCCGATCGTGGTGCCCATTTCCTTCGCAATCGCCTGCGCCGCCAGCGGCGCCTGCTCACGGATTGATCGCAGCTCCTCACCCTGCAGCGTGCCGCTGGCCAGGCCCTGCTTGAGCTGGATCAACGCATTGCTGGTCTCCTGTGCCGTTGCGCCGCTGTTGCGAGCCGCCGCAGAGAACCCGATCAGAGTGTCCTCCAGCTCTTTCACCGTGATGCCTGTCGGCCTCAGGCTCGCGTAGAGATTGGCGAACGATTGCTGCGACTCGGCCGTGCTCAGCCGCAGTGTGCCGGCGATCCGCGCCGCTGCCGCCTGCGCCTCGTTGTACTCCCCGAACTGATCCGTCAGCGCCTTGAGCCGCACCTGCGCCGATTCAGCGCTCACCCCTGCAGTGGCAATCCCCGCCACGGCAGCACCGACGGCCAGCTGTGGGGCGTACTGACCCGCCAGGCCCGCCAGGCCCATTCCGCCGCCAACGGCTGCTGCAGGCCTGGCCTGGGCCGCTCCACGCTCCGCCTGGGTCAGCGCGCGCAGCTTCCCCTGCACCTGGTCCAGCTCGGCGCCCCAGCGCTTGTAGAGGATTCCGGTTGTGCTCACCGATTCCCGCAGCTGAGTCAGCACCGCAACCTGCTGACGCATCCCCGAGATCGTGTTCTCACCTCCGCTCTTCAGCTGCTTGTAGGCGTCAACCAGCCGGAACAAATCCCTCTGTGTCCCCTGCCCCTGCTGCGCCAGCCCTTGCAGGCTCCGCTTCAGCGAATCAAACCCCTGCACCCCCTCGACCTGGGCCAGGATCTTCAGCCGGGTCGTGTTGTCAGCCATCGCGGTTCAGCTCCTGCAGTGCTGCCGACTCCATCACCTGCAGGCCCTCAAGCATCGTGACTGGGTCTTCCACATGGTAGAGACCCATCAGCCACTGAGCGGCCCCGTAGTCGAGCCCCTGGTAGCCGGCCATGGTGGTCCGCCACTGCGTCTGCAGCCGCATGAACATCACGACCGTCTCCCAGTTTTCCTCCCACACCTCGCAGCAGTTCGGCTGCTCCTCCTCCCGAACCCAGATCACGCCCAGGGCCGCCGCGTCGCGGTCCGCCTCGCTGTAGTCCCTTGCGCTGCCGCCGGCCGCCCAGTAACGGGCGACCTCGGCTAGTTTCCCGCTCGGCTGCCGTTGACGCCCAGGTAGAACGCCTCGATCACGGCCCGGATCCACGACTGGTCCAGCATCAGCTCATCGCGGGCGGCCTCGCTGAACGGCAGCTCCTCACCATCCTCACCCAGAATCCCCGACCATCCCACGAGGATCGACCGCACCATGGCGTCGTCATCCTCGGACAGTTTCTGCAGCTCCGGGCGGGTCACTCGCCGGAACACCGCGTCGAAGGTCTCCTCAACCTGAACGCCACCATCATCAGCCGTCTTGACCTTCACCGGCCAGCGGTAGGACTTGGCCTTGACTTTGGAGTAGGGCATGGATCAGGAGTAGCAGAGGATCAGTTCGTCGTTGCCGGCCACACTCGGAACGGCGGTGTACGGCAGGGTGAAATGCTCCACACCCTGCGCCGATTGGTAGGCCGGCAAACCGAGGTCACAGTAGGGCACCACCATGCCGATGCGGTTGCCCGCGGTGGTCCCGTGCAGGTACGCCAGGCGGCCCAGGGTGCCGTCGGTCCGGGCCTGCTCGAATGGGTTGAATGTCGCCATGCTCGTGGTCTCCATGACCACCTGGCCGCGCATCGCGCCGTCAACGATCAGCACCTCTTTCGAGCATCCGATCAGCTCGCGGTACTGAACATCATTGCCCAGGTCGAACGTGCTCGACTGCAGGCATCCGGCCACGCCGAAGAAACGGAACGCGCCGGCCGTGTCGTTGCGGAATACCTGCGGCGTCGACTGGTTCGCATAGGTCGGCGTCACCGGGCTGGCATCAGTCGGCGCGTTGTAAAGGCCGGTGATGTTGAACGTCATCCGCGGGATCTGGGCCAGGGTGTGGTCCATCGTCATGGTCCCTCGGCAGCCGGTCAGGGTGTGCACGATCTCGGTGCCGCTGGGCCCGCCGAGGCGATACTGAATCGTGCAGCTGGTGTCTGCGATCCCGTCAATCGTGCTGATCGGCATGTAACGCACGTTCGCGCCGATGCTGTAGGAGCTGCCGACGCCAGGCACGAATGTCGTGGTGTAGGCCGCCACAGTGGCGACCTTCGTGCTGCCCACGTACTGGGTGATCAACCCCACGTGGCCGTTGCCGGTGCCGCTGGTGATCGTGATCACCATCCCGGTGTAAGCGTCGTTCACTGCGCTGGCACCAGCCGCCAAGGTGATCGTGCCCGCCGCGCCGGCCTGTGCCGTGCCCGTCAAGGCTGCCGCCATGACGGTCTCAGACAAGCGGCAGGATCGCAGCAGAGGGCTGTAGCGCGGGGCGGTGCCAGCGGTGCCGCTGCCGGCATACTCCACCGACATGGTCAGCTGAACCTGAGTGTTTGCCAGCAGGCCCTCATAGGCGCCCATGTATGGCCGGATCACATCACGGCTCACCACGTCGCCGGCTAGGGGCGTCAGGGCCAGATCGGAGTTGACCAGGACGGCATTCGTCCCATCCGGACTGCTGTTGACCCCGTAGGATGACGCCTCACTCTTGGCGAGGATCGTCCTGAGCTTCGTCTTGTAGGCCATCGGGCTGCTGCTGAGGGTCGGGTTGTGGGCGACGTCTCAGGCCAGTGGCCGGATCCATCTCCCAGATCCCGCCGATGCCGCGGGTGTCGTCCTCCACGGTAGCGAGGTCAGGTTTCGAGGTCGCCTTCATTGGTGCGGTACTGGATGATGAACGGCATCGTCACGATACCGGCGGGGCTATCAGCCTGGACCAGCTCCAGGATCTGGCGGCCCGGCATGATGTCGATCACCAGATCCCTCAGCGCCGTGCTGGCCATGGTGCGCCGGTGAATCTCGGCGACGATCGGGTCCGCGATCACGTCCGGCACGGTGTCGCGCACGATGACCGCCGCACGGGCCTCCAGGGTCCAGTCCAGGTACGGCAGGCTGGTTCGGACGTCCGGCTGATCGCTGACCCACTCCAGGGCGATCCCGGGCGATTCGTGGCGCTGCAGCGGCTCCACCCGGCTGCGCCAGATCCGGCCCGACACCTCGGGCAT